GATGAGTATGGCACACGTTGGGTACCAGTAGTTCGAAAAGGACTGTAAATTTAGATTATTATAAATAGTCTTATAATTACTAAATTTAGTAAATAAGGAGAACAGACAATGGCATTTTTAGTATCACCCGGTGTTCTCGTAACTGAAAAGGATCTAACAAACGTAGTACCTGCCGTAGCTACATCAATTGCAGGCATCTCCGTTGTTAGTGAAAAAGGGCCGATGGATGAGATCGTTGCGATCTCAAGTGAGCAAGAATATGTAAAGACATTTGGTAAACCAGATTCTAACACATTCGAATATTTCTTTAGTGCAACCAACTTTTTACAGTACGGAAACGCATTAAGAGTGGTCAGAGCTGTGACTGGAAACTTAAACGCCGCAAGTGGCGGAGTAGGAGTACAAATCAAAAACACAGACCACTATACTAACAATTATGCTGACGGTTCAGGCTCATCAGGAAGTTGGGCTGCAAGAACTGCTGGCACTTGGGGTAACAACCTCAAGGTATCAATGTGTACAAATTCAACTGCATTTGAACAAACTCTAACATCAAGTAACTTAACAGCTGCATCTGCTTCAAAAGGTGCGACTTCAATTACTGTTGATGATGGAACTGCTTTCAATGTAGGCGACTTACTAGAGTTCGGCGATATTAGTGGAAACTTTAACGCTGCTCCTTCTGGTGAGTATTATAAAGTTACTGCAATTTCTTCTAACACCTTGACAATCGCAAGAGTAAACACTAACGTTGAAAGTGGTTTATCTGCTGGTCAAACAGGATTAAAAGATGCAGTTGATGATAATGCATACATCAAAAGACGTTGGGAATATTTCTATCTCTTTGATACTGCACCAGGAACATCACAATACGCTTCAGACAAAGGTGGTTCAAATGATGAACTTCACATTGTTGTCGTTGACGAAGATGGTGGTATCACTGGCGTTGCAGGTTCAGTCTTAGAGAAATACGAAGGTTTATCTCAAGGTTCAGATGCGAAAAACGCTCAAGGCGGAACAAACTATTACGTAGATGTTTTATACAATAGTTCAGAACACATCTATTGGATGGATCACGAAACTACACTATCAGGTGCTGGTGCAAGTGTTGTAGGTAATACATTTGACAACACAGGAACTGCATCACAAACTATTTTCAGTACATCACTTGCTGGTGGAACTGATGATAACGTACCAACTGATGGTGAATTAGAACTAGCATATGATAAGTTTGCTGACACAGAATCAGTTGATGTAAACTTCCTCATTGGTGGTCCTTCACAAACAAACGCAGATGCAACTGGCGACACAAAGGCAACCATGATAATTGATCTTGCAGAAACAAGAAAAGATTGCGTGGCATTTGTATCACCTGCAAGAGCAGACGTTGTAAATGTAACTGATCCAGTTGCACAAACAGAAAACGTTGTAGCATTTGCTGATGGTTTACCTTCAAGTTCATACGCTGTAATCGATTCAGGTTATAAGTATCAATACGATAAGTATAACGATGTTTACAGATATGTTCCATTGAATGGTGATATTGCTGGTCTATGTGCAAGAACAGACTTAGTTGCAGATCCTTGGTATTCACCAGGTGGTTTCAATAGAGGTCAAATTCGTGGTGCATTAAAACTTGCATACAATCCTACACAGGCACAGAGAGATATTCTTTACAGAAAAAGAGTAAATCCTGTAACTTCATTCCCTGGTCAAGGTATTGTATTGTTTGGTGATAAGACTGCATTATCTAAACCAAGTGCATTTGATCGAATCAATGTAAGAAGACTTTTCATCACATTAGAAAAGGCAGTATCTACTGCATCTAAATTCCAACTCTTTGAGTTCAACGATGAGTTCACAAGAGCACAGTTTAGAAATCTAGTAGAACCTTTCCTAAGAGATGTACAAGGTCGTAGAGGTATCACAGACTTTGCTGTAGTATGTGATGAAACAAATAACACGGCAGAAGTTATTGATAGAAATGAATTTGTTGCAGACATCTTTATAAAACCTGCAAGAAGTATCAACTTTATCAAACTTAACTTTGTTGCAACAAGAACTGGCGTTGCGTTCAGTGAAGTCGTAGGAGCATAATCATGGCAAACATTTCAGATTTTGTATCTAAACTTAAAGGCGGCGGTGCTAGATCCAATCAGTTCAAAGTAACAATGCCTTTCCCAGGTTTTTCTGCTGTAGGTGGTGAAACAGAAAGTATGGCATTCTTATGTACTGCGGCTTCACTTCCTGGTTCTACTATTGAAGAAATCGCTATTCCATTTAGAGGTAGAAATCTCTATATTGCTGGCGATAGAACTTTTGAAGCTTGGGAGACAACAATTATCAATGATACTGATTTCTTAATCCGTAATGCGATTGAGAGATGGACTAATGGTATTAACAATATGTCTGATAACGAAGGTCTAGTAAATCCAACTGATTATCAAGTTGACGCATTTGTAGATCACTTAGACAGAAATGGCAATACTATTAAGTCTTACACATTTAGAGGAATGTTTCCAACAATAGTGTCACCAGTGGAATTAACATATGAAGCTGCGACAGCATTAGAAACATTTACCTGTACTTGGAGATATCAGTATTGGGAATCTAACACAACTACTTAAAATAGTGGTTGAAAAAAGGGTATAAATAATAGTATGGCAGAATTATTTGGATTTTCTATTACCCGAAAAAAGGACGAGAGGGCGACATCACAAGACTTTACGTTGCCCTCCGTCGATGACGGATCACAAACTGTCATTGGTGGTGGTGGACAAATTGGTCATTACCTTGATATTGAAGGTAAGATCAAAGATGAAGCAGATTTAATTAGACGATATAGAGAAGTCGCAATACAACCTGAGTGTGATCAGGCTGTTGAAGATATCGTCAACGAGGCAATCGTATCAGACGAAATAGAACCTCCTGTTCGATTAAACTTAGAACGTATCAAAAAGTTTTCTCCAGATTTAAAAAGAAAGATTGCAAATGAATTTGATGAAGTTCTACGTATCTTAGAATTTGAAGAAAAAGGTCATGATATATTCAGACGTTGGTATGTTGATGGT